ATTTTCACTATGTAGAAATGTGCGAACGATTAGGAAAAGACGTTGGATTATTAAAAGCTAGAGCACTTGGATTCTCTGAAATTGGAGCAACACTTTGTGTACGACCATTTATTACTACTAAAAATTATAGAGTTATGGTTTCTGCTTATTCAGAGAAATTTTTAAAACCATTGCTTGCTAAAATATGACCTCAACTTGATTGATTAAATGAAGAAACTGAAGGTGCTTTTAGAAGAGTGAGAATGGTTAAAAATACTGATATGCATAAGAAAGCATCCATCAAAAAGAAAGATGGAACTGAAGCTGGACATATGGCAGAAATCGAAGGTATTGTAGCTGACTCACCTGAAAAGGTTAGGGGTGATAGGGTTGAAAGACTTTTATTTGAAGAAGCAGGTTCAGACAAAGTATTGAAGAAAAAATATATACAGGGAGCAGCTCTTGTTACTGTATTAGGAGGTGATCGAATTGGTACGAGAATTGTATGAGGTACAGGTGGAGACTCAGGGGCTTCATTAGAAGGAATTAAGGATATTATTTTAAATCCCGATACATATAACGTACTTAAATTTAAACATAATTTTACACCATCTGGAGAAACAGTGTACACAGGAATGTTTATTCCTACATTAAGAATGGCAACCAAAATTGTTGATAAACGAGGATGGTGTAATTTAGAAGCTGCGCGAAAACATTTTGATGCAGAACGTTTATTAATGGCTGCAGATCCTAAAGCACTTTTAATTTATAAAGCTGAGTATTGCTATACAATAGAAGAAGCACTAATTCAACAAGGAGACAACATGTTTCCAAGAGAAGAGTTGGCAAATCAGATGGCTCGTATTGATATTTATAAAGAAGTTCCAACTCCTCACAGAGGTTCATTAACGTGAGATTTAGATAAAATAAATGGCGAAAGAACTGGTAAAGCAAAATGACGAGAAGAAGAGCAGGGTAAAATTTTAATTCTAGAACATCCATTAATGACAGAGGATGGAATGGATTATAAAAATCTATATGTTGGTGGTATTGACTCTATTGATATTGGTACAGCTGATTCTGCATCTGTAAAAGGAAGTGGACAGTCTGAAAAATTATCAGAGTTTTGTATTGTTATTAAAAAGCGAGTTTTTGGACAGTCAGATCCAATGTATGTTGCCATGTATAAAGATCGACCAAGAGATCCACGTGAAGCATATGAAAATGCAGCTAAACTATTAACTTATTATGGTTGTAATGCTGTACTTGAATCCACTCGAACTGCTATTACAACTTATTTTCGAGACCATAAATATCTTCAATTATTAATGAAGCGTCCACGGGCAACAATGCCCGATATATCTAAAGGAAATTCTAATATGTATGGAACGCCTGCAACGGTAAAAGTAATTGAACATTATCGGGAACTTATCTATGATTTTTGTTTAGACTATTCATATACAATTGCTTTTAGAGAGGCAGTAGAACAATTATTAAATTATTCTGATGAAAAGAAAAAAGAATTTGATATTGTTGCAGCTATGGGAATGGCAGAATTAGGGGATGAAGAATTATCAGTTAGAAAACCCGAGGCAAGAGAACCTATAAATAATACATTTGTAGATATAGGTTGATTTGTTGATGCTCGTGGTTATAAACATCATGGTGCAATACCTAAAAACGAAGAAGAAAGAAATGACAGAACTAGAATTAGAGCAAGCGATTCGTGATTATATACTGACCCTTTATAAAGCTTGCTATATAGGGTGATTAAAAGTTGAGAAATTTAATCCTGGATACAGACTTAGTTTAGGTATTCCAAGTTATATGTTTCCAACAACTGTTGCAGGAGATTGAGAAACTGATACAGACTTTTTAAATTATATTTATGAAGATTTAAGAGTAAGAAATTATATGAGAGTATATTTCTATAAAGTTAATAGAACTTCAGGAAATAATGATGAAAATGATCCAAGCAATCAAGCAACAATACCAGAACAACCATCTTGTAATCCAAATTATACTGATTACAATGGAATTTTTTATCGTGGCACCCCTCTTACTACAACACCACCTATAATATCAGGATTTACATTTATATTTCCAATTATATTAACATAACATGATAACATCAACAACTAATATACCAGTAAAAAGTACTGGAGATTCTTTAAGTGCCACCGAATTTAATGAATTAAACCAAAAATTTAATCGTTCAATTGCAGATTTAGAAATACTTTATGCTTCAGGTGGTAGTGGAGGTAGTGGAGGAATAACTTTAGGTGAAACCTCAATTACTGCATACAGAGGTGATAGAGGAGCTTTAGCTTATACGCATAGTTTATCAACATCCAATCCACACGCGGTTACAAAAACACAAATTGGTTTAGGTAATGTAGATAATACTACAGATTTAGCAAAGCCTATTTCTACTGCAACTTTAACAGCATTAAATGCAAAAGCAGATAGTACAGATTTAAGTAGTTATGCAACTACAAGTAACCTGTCAAGTCATACAGGAAATACAAGTAATCCTCACTTAGTAACAAAAACACAAATAGGATTAGGAAATGTCGATAATACTTCTGATGTTTCAAAACCTGTATCAACAGCAACATTAACAGCACTTGGATTTAAAGCTGACGTAACTACTTTAAATAATTATGCAACAACAACCAGTTTATCAGATCATTTAAATAATGTATCAAACCCACATACTACTACAAAGAGTCAAGTAGGTTTATCAAACGTTGATAATACATCTGATGCAAATAAACCAGTATCAAGTTCAACCCAAACTGCGCTAAACTTAAAACAAAATACAGCTACATTAGGAAATGATGTAGTCGAAGCATTAAAAACAAAGATTGTAACTAGTACTCCAAATGTTTTAAATGTAGCAGGAAGTTATGCATTAAATTTTTCAACTGCGCAAGTATTTACATTAACATTAACAGGAGATACAACTCTTTCAAATCCTGCTTCGCCAGTAATTAATGCTTTTTATACATTGGATATAAATCAAGATAATGCCGGATTACATACTTTATCATGGGGAAGTTATTTTAAATTTCCAAACGGTGATAAACCTATTTTATCGTTAGACCCAAATGCATTTGATATATTTTCAATCTATGTAAAATCTGCAACAGAATTATGTGTAACTTATGCTCAAAATTTTAGATAATGAAACCACATGCAATTTTTAAATCAACTAATCCTATTCCAAAAACAATCAATGTTACATACACTGGAACTCCAACATTTTTTAATGTTACAAAGTGTATAACGCGATATGATAAAACTTTTGCATTTGGATGATCTATGGATGATTCGCTAAGTGATGCAGTTAAAATAGCATTGCCAGCTTTTAGAGGAGGTACTGTACAAGAAAAAGATGGGCTTCATACTAATTATCCTGGAATGTTTTATACTGATAATTGTGGTAATTTAATTCCATTTAATTTTGAACTAAAAGTTGTAGGAGGATTTTTATCATCAGGTCAAACATCAGGAAAATATTTAAACTATGTAGATTTTAGAAAAACTTATGTAAATGGCTGCAACTATATTAATCATAGCTATTCTCACAAAGATGAGGATGCGGATTTTAGTGTAGACCCAACTACAAAAGAAGCTGAAATTAGAGCCGAAATTAATAACAACTATAATTTTGTTAAAGATTTATCAGGAATAAGAATGACATCTTTTAGTGTTCCTACTAATTATGCTCCATATTTTCCTATAGCTTATCAAATGTATTTAGAAGGAGTTATTAAACGACTAGCGTACATGCGACCAGATTTGTCTACTACTGTTCGACAAAATTACAATTGTACAGATTATACAATGGAATTTTATTCTGATCTTACAGAAATTGGAAGTGGTGCTATCAGAGATTTTAGTACTTGGGAAGATACAACTATCACAAATACAGCTGCTGATGTAAGTACAATAGATGCAAAAATAGCAGCCACTGTTGCAAGTGGAGGAACTGAACATTATTGATTTTCAACTGCATCGCACGTATTAGGAGTAGATAGTGGAGTAAATGATCCACCTGTTGCTGCAGGGTTTAGATGATTAACATTTAAATCCTTTTTTGAAAGACTTTATAACACATATGGTCAGCCAGGAGCAGATAATATTTGAATGGATAATGATACAAATATATGAGAATATATACGTTGTTATAAACTATCCGAATTATATACAAATAATTATTCTGCTACTAATAAAATTATTACTGTGGATTTTTCTAAATGTAGTCCTGAATTTAAATCGAATACATTATCATTTATAATTTCTACAGATGCAACAGTTACTAATTTAACTTTTTCTGGTTTTGATAAAACATC